ATGGCTTATAAAGGAAAAATGGCCGGGTTAATAAGTCGGCCTGGCTATAATTCCGCTTTAAAAAAAGTAGTGCCACCAAATGAATTGCCAGGAAATCAAAGATTTTTAAGTTCAGCAGCAGATCAACCTATAAAAAAACCTATTTCTGAGCCCTCAACTTCTGCAATAAGTTGGTTAACACCAAAAGTAAAAGCGCAGTTAAGAGAACAGAATGTAACCTTAAAATATAATTTAAATCCACAAGGCGAGGCTATAAGCGCAGATATATATGAATTTGAATCCTCTAAACCAAAAAATATTTTTCAAAAAGAAAAAAAATCTTTACAAGATTGGTTTTCAAATCCGATAACTCAACAACGTTATTCTGAACAAGCTCAAGGATCTTTAGGCAATAAGGCTCCATCAATTTCAGAAATAACTAATAGAATTTATTCCGTTGGAGGCAATAAACAAAATTTTACTGATTTAGGCGAGGGTGCTTCAATTACAAATATTAGAAATGTAAAAACTGGAAATATTACAGGAGGAATAGTTAATTATGACTCAAATACTACGCCGTCTGAAATTAAGCATGAGATAATTCACGCTACTAATGTAGATCAAGTTTTAGGCCCCGCTTTAAAATCAGTATTAGGACCAACTTATAGTCAATTTAAAAATTCGAATAGAATGTCAAAAAGAGACCCTAAGGCTTATTTAAATGATCCGCACGAAATGTATGGAAAATTTTTTGAATTTAGGGATCTTTTAGATTATAAACCCGGAGAGCAAATTGATGAAAAAGAATTGTTAAAAAGAGTAAAAAATAAAAAATTAGAATCAAACATTATGTTTACTACTTTTGATAATGAAAATTTAGTAAATGCGCTTAATACAATAGCATCTAGCAATAACTTAAAAGAAAAAAGTAATAATTTAAATATATCATAAAAATGGAACAAGGACATTTTGGTCATTATACTGGTAACGCAAGACATTCACGTAAAATGGAGATGATCCATGACAGAGAGCTAATCTATGATGCTAAAATGCAATTGCATGAAGCTGATGAAGATTATAAAAAGGATTCACCTGCAAAAATGTGTGGATGCGGTAAATAAAAACAATAATTAAATTTAATCAAATGAGTAAAGTAAAAAAAATTACAGAAAAACAATTAGCTACAATTAATAGAATTAACCAAGATTTAAATGGCATAATTCATAATTTAGGAGTATTAGAATCACAAAAACATTCATTATTGCATCAGTTACCTGAAGTAAATAAAGAAATGGAAGATTTTAAAAAAGTTTTAGAAGAAGAGTACGGTCAAATTAATATTAATTTACAAACCGGCGAGTATACTAAAATTGAAACAGAAGAAGCTAAAGAACTTGAAGTAGTATAATATGAGCTCTGTGATACGCAAAATAAGTATAGGCGCGGATTATAAGAATGACGCAATGCATTATTCTATTAGCCAACAAGTATATGGAGGGCACGAAATTGCCTATATATTATTTGACGAATCCGATAATTCATATAATATATACATAAAAAAATCAAACGAGGTAATGCCATGGAAGAAGTTTAATTCTAACATGGCAATATCTGTTGAATATGATTTAGAGTATTAATGAATAGTTTGTACGATTTTATCGTTAAGCCTTTAGGCGAAAGGTATAACAATAATATTAAATTAGGTGATAAAAACCTAATATTAAATACTAAAATTGAAAATTTTAAAGCAGTCAATAGATTGGCCGAAATAATTTCTGTGCCATTAGCTTATTCGACAAAAATAAAAAAAGGTGATATTGCAATCGTACATCAAAATATTTTTAGAGTATTTTATGATATAAGAGGCAATAAAAAAAATAGTAGATCGTTATTCAAAGACGACCTTTATTTTTGCGCAATAGATCAAATCTATTTATATAAAAATAGTGATGGATGGAATTCTTTTGGCGATCGTTGTTTTGTAATGCCTTTAAAAAATACTGATGCTTTAACAAACGAAAAAGAAAAAAAGCTTATTGGAGTATTAAAATATGACAATAGTGTCTTAAATGCTTCCGGAATAAGCTCAGGAGACGTTGTAGGCTTTACACCAAATAGTGAATGGGAATTTATTATTGAAGGCGAACGTCTTTATTGTATGAAATCTAATGATATTGTAATTAAATATGGACATCAAGGAGACGAAGTTGTGTATAATCCAAGCTGGGCACAAAGCTGTTGAAGAATTAATAAAAGTAGCGCAAGAAAAGATTATAGACTCAGGAGATGATGTTTCTGCTGATAGACTTAAAAATGCAGCGGCTACAAAAAAATTAGCAATATTTGATGCTTTTGAAATTTTAACAAGAATTGAAGAAGAGCAAAGAATTATAGAAAACAAGCCAAAAGAAGATAATCAAAAGCAAGCGTTTTCTGGATTTGCTGAAAAAAGGTCTAAATAATGTACAAACAAAATTTATATAATATTGTTAATGACCATATAAAGCCTAATATAATTAAAAAAAATAATAGGTATAAAAAATGGGAATACGGGTACAATAAAGAGCATGATATTATTATTATAAGCAAAACTGGTCAAATTGGTGAAATCTGTGAAATTCAAAATTTAAAAATAGCACTTCCATTAGTTCCTGAAAATTTAGAAAAAAAATCAAATAAATGGGAGCAAATTGATTATCCTAAAGAATTAAAAAATATAAAAACTATATTCGATTGGAAAAATTATCCAGATGAATTTAAAGAAAATTGGGAAGGATATATTGACGAAGAATTTAAAAGACGCGAAGAAGGTTATTGGTTTTATAATAATGATTTAGCAACATATATTACAGGTACTCATTATATGTACTTGCAATGGTCTAAAATTGACGTGGGCGCGCCAGATTATAGAGAAGCAAATAGAATATTTTTTATATTTTGGGAGGCATGTAAGGCTGATCCAAGATGCTACGGAATGTGTTATCTTAAAAACAGACGCTCAGGGTTCTCTTTTATGGCGTCAGGAGAAGTAGTTAATTTAGCTACAATATCAAGTGATGCAAGATTTGGAATATTATCTAAGTCTGGTGCGGATGCTAAAAAAATGTTTACAGACAAGGTGGTTCCAATATCGGTAAACTACCCTTTTTTCTTTAAACCAATACAAGACGGTATGGACCGTCCAAAAACAGAATTAGCTTATAGGGTGCCTGCTTCAAAACTTACCAGGAAATCTATACAATCTCAAGATCAAAGAGAGCAATTGGCTGGACTTGATACTACTATAGATTGGAAAAATACTGGAGATAACTCTTACGATGGTGAAAAGCTAAGATTACTAGTTCATGATGAAAGTGGTAAATGGGAAAGGCCTGATAATATATTGAATAACTGGAGAGTAACAAAAACAACTTTACGATTAGGGTCTAGGATTATTGGTAAATGTTTGATGGGGTCTACATCCAATGCTTTAGATAAAGGCGGGGATAATTTTAAAAAATTATATTATGATTCGGATGTTACCAAAAGAAACGCCAATGGACAGACTCGCTCAGGATTATATAGTTTGTTCATACCTATGGAATGGAACTACGAGGGATTCATTGATTCTTATGGCTTACCTGTATTCAATACTCCAAAAGAACCAAAATATGGGCCCAATGGTGATTTAATATACCAAGGTGTTATAGAATATTGGCAAAATGAAGTTGATGGCTTAAAAGATAATCAGGATGCTTTAAATGAATATTATAGACAATTCCCAAGGACAGAGCAGCATGCTTTTAGGGATGAAGCGAAACAATCTTTATTTAATTTAACTAAAATATACGAACAGATAGATTATAATGAGGATTTAAAAAATACTAATGTTATTACAACCGGTAGTTTTTCTTGGGAAAATGGTATAAAAGATTCAAAAGTAATATTTAGTCCAAATAAAGACGGAAGATTTAAAATAACATGGGTTCCACCTAGTAATCTTCAAAATCGCGTAATAATAAAAAATGGAATTAAATATCCAGGTAATGAACATATGGGTGCCTTCGGATGCGATCCATATGATATATCTGGCACAGTAGATGAAAGAGCATCAAACGGAGCTTTACATGGACTAACGAAATT